CCGTGAGGAGCAAGTAGCGCCGCTCGTCGAGACCGAGGAGTTGCTGGTCAACGTCTCGGTGCGGAAGCCGAAGTCTGGCGAGTTCTTCCGGGTGCATAGCGACCCGGAAATGTCGATGCCGATTTCGATCTTCGACGATCGAGATGAGCAGCTGGTCTATTACGTGGTGCCCGTCATGCGGTCGCTGATGGCCGAGCAAGTGCGCCAGGCCATGTTGGTGACCGCCATCAACCAGGCGGGCGTGCTATTCCTTTGGCCGATCAAAATGGCCAGCGAGGGCGGCGGCTCTCATGCCTGGGCCGACAGCGCGATGCGGGCAGCGGCACAGGCGAAGACCAGGTGGGTGCGCCTGATCGGCGAGCTCAAAAATCAATCTTATCGCTGCTTCGTCGCTAAGGGCGAGTTGCCTGAGCCGATATGGCCCGAGCGGTCGTTGCAGGACCTCCTCGTTCTGGGCTTCGAGAACCGAATAATCGACGTGCCAGAACACCCGGTAGTCCGGCGTTTGCAGGGCCTGGCCGAGTGACGCCAGCCGAACCGGCGTTAGCTGCGTTTCGTGAAATCTGGACGGTAGACACGGAGTATCAGCCGGGCAGCGGAGACCGCCCCTACGTGGTGTGTCTCTGCGCCCGCGAGCTTCGCAGCGGACGCACGCTTCGACTGTGGCGCGATGACCTGATCCGCCTGGCGATTGCGCCGTTCGATGTTGGTCCAGGCGCACTGTTCGTCGCATTCTACGCTCCCGCAGATCTTGGCTGCTTCCTGCAGCTGGGATGGCCGCTGCCGGCAAAGGTGCTCGACTTGTTCGCTGAGCACCGCGTCGCGACCAACGGGCTGCGGCTGTCGCACCCCAAACCCAATTCGCTCTTGGGCACCTTGTCGCTGCACGGCCTGGCGCACATGGAGGATGCCGAGAAGGCGGCCTGGCGCGAGCTCGTGCTCAGGCAATCGTCATGGAGCGCAGAGGAGATTGAGCAAATCTTGCATTACTGCATGGGCGATGTGCTGCAGACCGAGGCCCTGCTGCGGCGCAAGGCCCAGGCCATTGACTGGCCGCGGGCGCTGTGGCGCGGGCGCTATGCTGCAGCGGTTGCGCGTATGGAGCATGCCGGCGTGCCGATCGACGCCCCCCTTTACGAACGGCTGGCCGCACACTGGCCTGAGCTAAAAGGACGCTTGGTTACCGCAGTCGATGCGGAATTCGGCGTGTATGACGGCACGACCTTCAAGGAGGACCGCTTCGCTGCCTGGCTTGCGAGCGAGCGCATCCCCTGGCCGCGGCACGCGACTGGCCGCCTGGCGCTCGACAAGGACACCTTCAAGGAGCAGGCGAGAACCTATCCTGTGCTGGAGCCGTTGCGCGAGCTACGCCGGACGCTTGGCATGTTGCGGTTGACCGACCTGGCGGTGGGTTCAGACGGTCGAAATCGCTGCATGCTCTCTCCGTTCTCGACGGTCACCGGACGGAATGCTCCATCCAACACGAAGTTTATTTTTGGTGCTGCGAAGTGGCTGCGCGGGCTGATCCGTCCGCCCGAGGGTTACGGGCTCGCCTACCTCGATTGGTCCGCTCAGGAAATTGCCATCGCTGCTGCGCTGAGCGGTGATGAACGGATGGCCGCAGATTATGCAGCCGGTGATCCGCACATAGGCTTCGCACGCAACGCGAAACTGGTCCCACCGGATGCGACGAAGGCCAGCCATCCGCTGGTGCGCGAGCGGTGCAAGGCAACCGCGCTCGGCATTCTCTACGGCATGAAGGCGCGTGGGCTCGCCTCTCGCCTCGGCATGGCGCGGGCCGATGCGGAAGAACTCTTGCGGATGCATCGCGGTATCCACCGCAAGTTCTGGGCGTGGTCGGAGGCGACGGTCGCCACGGCGCTGATGCGACGAGAAATCCGGACGGCATTCGGCTGGCGCATGAACATCACGCCCGCGACCCGAGGCGGCACGTTGCTAAACTGGCCGGCGCAAGCCCATGGGGCGGAGATGCTGCGCGGCGCCGCTGTGGCGGCCACTGAGGCCGGTCTGACGGTGGTGGCCCCCATCCACGATGCAATGCTGATCGAGGCGCCTACGGAGCGTCTGGAGGCCGCTGTGGGGGCGATGCGCTCGCTGATGGAGCTGGCGGGCTCTTGCGTGACCGGCGGCCTGACGGTCCGCGTAGACGCCGAGGTGGTGCGCTTCCTGCGCGCTACCGTGGCGGTGGAGTCGGATCAAAAATGTGGCCGACGGCGATGCGCCTGCTCAACGACGGCTCAAACGCACCAACGCGGCCTACGAGGGAGTTATCGGGGTTACCCCAGTTATCACAGTAACCACTGTTAAGTTAACATGTTATATCTGCATATAATAAGAGAAGTAATAAGAGTTACTATGGTTATCTCGCGCCTGCGCGCGCGCGAGGCGCTGGTGCGACACCCCACAGGGATCAGACGAGGAAAACAGGGGGTATGCGATCAGCCGCGGCCCGATGTGGATCGCGATCGCCCGCGCTAGCCCGCCATCATCAGAACCCGCGGATGCACTTCTCGTAAAAGACGGCCTGCGCCACCGCGCTGTCGGCAACCTGTGCGGGCGAGAACCCGGGCTTGAGGGCCGCAATCATCGCCTGCTGCTGGTGGCAGTTGGCTTCGCGCTGTATCGCCTGTTGCTGCTCATCCGTCAGTTGCTGCTTGAGTTGGGCGACATCCGATTTGGTCATGAGCGAGTATGGGATATTCGCCTCATAAGTCAGCGATCGCAGCGTGCCCAAGACATAATAGCGAGTGAGGTGTCCGTCGTTGGCTTCATCGGTAAAGCAGACACTGCGGGCCTCCCCGATGGCAAACCAAGCGGCTCTAACAGTGCAGAAAGCGGGCTTCCCGTCTACCGATGCGGCGACAAGAGGTGATCCGCTCGGGACCGATACCCGGTTGAAACCGATCTGCGCATTGAACGGAGCAAGCGTCGTAGCGACGTGCTGTTGTGGATCGATCTGAACGGAGGCGCAGGCCGCGAGCATGAGGCAGGCGGCGAGGACGGTGGTGCGCTTCATGGGTGGTGCGCTCCTATCAAAAGCCATTCAGGCACTGTTGCAAATACACGGCGGTCGAAACGGCTTGATTGGCCACTGCCCATGGCGAGTATCCGCGTGAGTTCAGGGCATAGACGAGCGCAGCCTGCTGGCGGCAGGCGGCTTCGCGCTGCGCTTCGAGGGCGGCCGCTTGTGCGTGCGCCTGGGCCGCGGCTTGGTCCTCGGCGGTGGGCACATGGCCCTCAAGCTGGCGCAGCACGGCCGGGTCGACCGTCGCTCGGTAGGCGGCCTCGTCCTCTGGGCTGATCGCTTGCGGCTTGATTGGCGTCGAGCTTATGGCGCGGTTCGCCGCTTCTTGCTCAGGGGTGAGAACGACCCGAGGCGGTGGCGTGGCGCAGGCAGCCATCGCGAGACCGGCGAAGGCGAGGATGACGGTGCGTTTCATGTCACATGCACCCCGCGAAAAAAGCCTTGTGGTGGGCGAAGGGGAAACTGACGCACGCGGCCGGAGCCGCTGGCGCCGCCTCTTGCACGATCGCCCGCCGGCGCGCCTGCCGGTCCTCGAACTCCGCGACCTCGGACTCCGTCATCAGCGCGTAGGGCACATGCGCATCGAACGTCTGGCTGTGCAGAGTGCCGAGGATGTAACCTTTATCAAGATAACCAGCGTTCGCTTCATCGACGAAAAAGCAAATACTGCGCGGTGCATCGACAGCGGGGAAAAAAGCCAGTGCGACCGGGCAAAACGCCGGCTTGCCGTCGACCGTTGCGGCGACCATCGGGGAGCCGTTCGGAACCGATATCCGGCTCATTAAATGCTGTTCCTCGAACGGCGCGCGCGTTACCGCGAGCTGCAATTTTGGATCGACCTGAACGGTAGCGCAGCCCGCCAGCGCGAGCGCCGCGAGTGCGAGGATGATGGTGCGTTTCATAGCGTGCACTCCGCCGCCGGAGGCCAGGGCGGTTGCGGTGAGTAGTGTGGTGCGTAGCATTTTGGTAAGTCTCCTGTTTCCCAAGATTATCCCTGAGCCGGATTGAAATGCAGGCGAGCAGGCGCGATCTCTTGGCCGCGGAGTTTGTTTAAGTCATTAAACTGAACGATCGTTACTCATCGTTGTGCATCATCAATATCGAAGCGGTGCATACAGCCACCGTCTTTGCCCGATCAGCGCGCACCCATGACTGATCGTGCGGTGCCATCTGGGGTGCCGGCAGGTTCGTCAGACGGCGGTTGCGCGTGGGAGGAAGACTGCCCGGTGCGACCAGGACACGCCGCTGTGGCGCCATCGTAGTGCCCATGGTGCGCGGTGCACCTTGCGCGGCATCGGGTCGGGTGGGTCGCTCGCCGCTGGTCGCGCTGCTCGCCTGACGGGCGGAGGGGGAAGGGTGAATGCCCGCTGGCGGTCCTCAGAAAGCGGCGGGGGCCTTCGCGTGCACTCTGCCAAGATTTCGATGTTGTCGTGTTAGGATGGTTCCCATGGGCAAGCGAGGTCCGATTGCAAATCCCGAGCGGGTGCGGCTGCACGGAACCGAGCGCCGCCGGCTGAAAAAGTCGGTGCCCTCGGCGGCTAGCGATGCGCCGGAACCGCCCGAGTGGCTGTCGGCGGAGCAACGGGCGCTGTGGCGATCCGCGGTGCGGGATGCGCCGGCGGGTGTGCTGCTGCGGATCGATCGGGGCCTGCTGACGGTGTGGGTTGTGGCCGCGGACATTCACCGCCAGGCGAGTCGGATGCTGGCCGCGGACCCTGACCTGCTGGCGGACGGCGGCAAAGTGGACCGGCCAAGTCCTTACCTGACGATCGCCCGACAGCAATCGGCGCTGATGCTGCGCTGCGCCGATCAGCTTGGTTTCAGCCCGTCCGGTCGCGCGCGCCTGCACACGGGTGGGCCGGCTCCTATGCCGGCGGCGCCTGACGATGACGACGAGGACCACATCAGCCTTCAGGAATATCTCGACAGCCGACCGCCGCCACCTCGGATTAACTGATTGCCTCCCGGCTGCCGCTGGTGCTAGCTAGGGCTGGCAACCTGCGGGGGCGACGGTGGAGGCAGCATTCGCGCCAGTCGAGACCAGGGACGCGCTGCGCATCCTCGACATCCCGCCGAGGAGGTTTCGGATGTGGATGGACGACGGCGATTTCATATCCGCGCCGCCGGCCACACGGTCGAACAGACTGTGGGGCTTGGATGATCTTCTCTCCTTGGCGTGGTTCGACGTTCTCGCCGCCAAGGGGATGCGCCGCGCCGAAGCCGGCAAGTTGGCTGCGGGGCTGCGGGCGGCGATGGCCGCCGATCCGAAGGCGACTGAGTTCCGGCTGTATCGGCTTACCAGCGGGCAATTCACTTTCGCCGTGGCGCCGCCCGCTGGCGCATCGCCGATAGACGAACCTCTGCCCGTTGCCCGCTGGCGAGAAAATGTGCGCGCCGCGGTGGCCGACTATTTCGCGCGGAAGCGGCGCTCTCCCGATGCCTGACAATCTGCACGCCGGATCGCTCGCTCGGGATGGGCGCGCGGCTCGACCCGGCTACGGCGGTCGGTCGGGGACCGACAGGGCCGGCCTTCGCGGGCCGTCCTGCCCGACGCAAAAATCCACACGGCTGCGGCTGAATTGAGGGGATCATGAACGCGATTACGCCTTCATCGATGCGGCAATTGCTTGCCCGGCGAGCCGACATCAAGGGCCAGATGGACGCGCTGGACCTCGCCAATCCGAACGGCGCGTTAGCCGAGGCGGAGCAACGCCAGTGGGACGATTGCAAAAACCAGATGGCCGACGTGGATGCGGCGATCGAGCGCCGCGTGGTGCGCGATGACGCCGAACGCAAGATGCGGGGGACGCCGATTGCCGGCGGCGGCGATAACCGCTGGGCGGAACTGCTCGCCGGTTACTCGCTCTCGCGAGCCTGCCTCTACAATTCGCCCGAGCAAGTTGATTGCGGGCGCGAGCGTGAGGCTTCCAAAGAAATTGAACGGCGCACTGGCCGAAGCGCGCGCGGCCTGATCATTCCTGACGAGGTTTTCCGCGTGCGCCAGACAACGATTGAAGTGCGCGCTGGCGGGCAGATCGTCGGCGATCCGACGTTGGGCGGCGTTTTGGACCCGGACCGCTATCGGGGCGACCAGTATACCGACCGCCTTCGCGCTGCATCGGTTTTGCCGCGGCTCGGCGTGCAGGTTTTAGACGGTCTACAGGGCGCGACAGTCATTCCGAAACTGACGCAAAGCGGAAGCGTTCAGTGGGTTGCCGAAAACAATTCGCCGACCGAGAGCGAGGCACTGTTCACTTCGATCACGCTCACTCCGCACACGGCGGCGGCGGCGATGGGCTATTCGCGGCGCACGTTGATAAACGCCACGCCATCCATCGATGCGTTGTTGCGCGATGACATGGCGCGGCAATTGGCGACGGCATTGGATACCGGGGCATTGTTCGGCGCCGGCGGAACGGAGCCGCTGGGCCTGCTGAACTACGCCGGCCCCGGCGTGCCGACCCTGCCGACGCTGCCATCCGCGCCGGTCTCAGTTGAAAACCTGATCGATCTGATGGCGCTGCCGCAAGCGGCGAACGGCATGACCGGTGGGCCGGCCTGGGTGGCGAACATGAAGACCATCGCCGCGGCGATGAAAGTGAAGACGAGCGGGAGCGGCGATTACGTTCTGCTCCCGACGCTGCCGGGCGTGTTGCTCGGCTTCCCGGTGGTCATCAGCAGCGTCATTCCGTCCGAGGTGCATGTCTCGGTAGGCACAACGGACAACCCGATTATTTTCGGTTCGTGGGCCTCGATGGTCGTGGGCCGGTGGAGCGGCATCGATATTTTGGCGGACCCCTACACGCGCGGTGCAAGTGGCGCGGTCCGGCTCTACGCCTTTTTGGATGTGGACGTTGGAATTCGCCACATCGAAAGCTTCGCCGCGATGCTGGTCATCGTCTGAAACGCAATGCCCGACCTGGAATTCCGGGCGGGTCTGGAACTGCGCGCCGCTGCTGGCCGGCGGCTTGTGGGCATCGCCGTGCCCTACAACACCGAAGCTGATATCGGCGGCGCGTTCCGCGAGGTGATCCGCTCCGGCGCGTTCGCTCAATCGTTGTCATCGGGTGCGGACGTGCTCGCGCTCATGGACCATGACGGCGGGCGGCTGTTGGGGCGCGTCAAAAGCGGCTCGCTGATGTTGACCGACACTGCACGAGGCCTCGGCTTCACGTTGGAATTGCCCGACACGCAAGCGGGGCGTGACGTGGCGGAACTGGCGCGGCGCGGCGACCTCGGCGGATGCAGCGTCGGAATGATCGTGCGGGAGCAGGAATGGCCGGCGTCGGATCGCCGCGAAATCCGAAGCGCGGACCTGGCCGAAATCAGTATCGTCAGCACGCACCCGGCCTACCCGGACACTGTGGTTGCGTTGCGCTCGCGCGATGCCTCCGCACTGGCGCGCAAGCTGCTCAATCCCGCTGGGCGCAAGCGCTACTTGGAAACCCTCTGAGACATGCGCTGGCCGTTCGCCAAACGGAAGCCGCTGGAGACGCGCGATGCGCCGCTAGCGGTGCTGGCCTCGGCCTATGGTGGCTGGCGCGCGCCTGGTGCCGCGATCAGCCCGCAGGCGGCGGAGGCGTTAGGGGCGGTTAGAGCGTGCGTTAGTTTGATCGCCAATTCGATTTCCGCGCTGCCGGTCGCGTTGTCCGTGGACAGCGAAAACGGACGGACCTCGGCACCGCCGAACGCCGCGGCGCTGCGGTTGCTGCGGCAGCCGACCGCGCATCTGACGTGGCCGCCCTTCATGCAGTGGGGCATCGCGCAACTGCTGATGCACGGGAACATGCTCGCCGCCGTCGAGAGTGACGGGGCGGGCAGGCCGAGCGCGCTGCGCCCGGTGCCGTGGCAAAACGTCGTCGTCTCGATGCTGGCTGACGAACGCTTGGTTTTTGACGTGAATTTTCCGGTCTATCCGTTCGCGCCAGCCGGCCCGCCGAAGCGCTATCTGCAAGGCGAGGTGCTGTTCGTCCGTATGCGCTCGCGCGACGGGCTGACCGGGCAATCGGTGCTGGCGGCGAGCGGGCCGATGGCCGAGTTGCGGGAAATCGAAACCCTCGCGCGATCGATGTGGGCGAACGGGCTTCGCCCATCAGCGGTGCTAACAGCGCCGAATTTTTTGACACCGGAACAAAGAAAACGAAAAACCGAGTGGATCGAGGAATTTTCCGGCGCCATCAACAGCGGTCGCGTGCCATTGTTAGAAGGCGGTTGGGAATTAAAGCCTGCATCGATCAATTCGACCGACGCCGAATTTTTGCAAACGCGGGCGCACAACATCGGCGACATTTGCCGGGCCTTTGCCGTGCCCGAGGCGTTGCTGCAAACCGCGGGGCGCGAGCTTAGCGACACCGCGCCGCACCTGGCGCAATTCGCCGCCCTGTGCCTGCAACCGCTCGTCACCACGTTTCAAACCGAGTTCGACGCCGCGGTGCTGCCGGCGGGCCAGCACATCGAAATCGATCTGACGAGCCTGCTGCGCTCCGATTTCAGCAAGACGACGGCGGCGCTGGCGGCCCTGGTGGCCGGCGGGATCATCTCGCCGAACGAAGCGCGGCAGGAATTGCAATGGGCGCCTCGGCCAGACGCCGAGGCGCTGCGGCAGACGCCTTCGCCGAATTGGCCGGCTGATTTCGCCGGCGGCGATCATCTCGGGGCATCGCCTGGACCGCGCGGCGATCAACCGCCGGCGCCAAACACGAACCAGGGCGCCGGGCGCCGAGGCAACGGCGCCGCCGCGGCGATGCAATGACCGCCGTCGTGATCGAGGAATGGCGCCCGCTGGTGAAGAATACCCTTCGGGGTTTCTGCCGGGTGCAATTTGTGTCCGGCCTGGTGATCGACGACATCGCGATCCACGTCGGCAGTGCCGACGGTCGCGCCTGGTGCAGCCCGCCCCGACGCCCCATGCTTGACGAGGATGGCGCGGCAATCCGCGACGAGTATGGCAAAGTCAAATATGTCGGCCTGATCGGTTTCACCACGAATTCCGTGCGGGAAAGCTGGCAGCGCCAAATCATCGCGGCGGTGCGGCAGAAATACCCCGGTGCGCTGTCGGGGATAGCCTCGGCGGAGGCTTCGTGATGCCGCGCTACGGTGCCCTTCCGCCGAACCTTCCACCACGCGGTCTCCATCGCGAGGCCGCAGCCGAATACGTTGGTGTGTCGCCAACGAAGTTTGACGAAATGGTGGGGGATGGGCGGATGCCGAAACCGAAGCGCATCGATGGGCGCAACGTGTGGGACGTTCGGGAATTGGATAGGGCATTCGCTGCCCTGCCGACAGTGGACGCGTCTGGTGGCGTCGATAACCCATGGGACAAGCCATGAGGGTGCGCCGGCGTTACAAGTTCGTTGTCGAAGATTGGGATCGCCACGGCAACGTGCGGGTGTATCTACGCCCGCCTGGCAAGCGCAAAATCCGGTTGCGCGAGGAGCCGGGCACGCCTGAGTTCGACGCCGAGTATCGCCAGGCGATGGAGGGCAGGATCGTGCCGGCGCCGCCGCGCCAACGGCTGCCCGATGCGGGCAGCTTCCGTGCCTTGTGTGTGGCCTACTTCGGCTGTGCGGAACACAAGCGCATGGAACCGCGCTCCCGGCACGTGCGGCGCACGATCCTGGAAAAGTTTTGTGATCGGCACGGGGATAAGCCCGTCGGTTTGATGGAGGCCCGCCACGTGCGGGAGATCAGGGATGAGCGGGCGGAGGCGCCGGAGGCTGCCAACGGCCTCCTGAAAGCCCTGCGGGCCGTATTCCGGCACGCGGTGC